TGTTACGATTGTGGATGCCATATTATTGAGTTACCTTAGGTGCGTATTTAGTTTCATACCAGCTCTTCAAATCAGTTGTCACATCACGTGGCTGCTGTGGCATCATTTGGTTGTATTTAGATTGGATTGCTTGGTAGTATTCAGGGGAATATTGAGCTGAGCCTGAAGAGATGCCTGAACGGTCTTGTTGAGTCAGCATACCACCGCCAGCTGAGCCTCCACCAATACCGCCTACAACACCTCCAACGGCTGCTCCAGCACCTAAGATGCCTGCTACGTTGATGCCAGCTTTAGCTAAAGTAGTGATCTGTGAAGGGGTAAGGTTAGAGAGAGGGTTTGTAGTGCCTCCTGTGACCGGAGTAACTGTGCCACCAGAGGGGCCACCACCGGCTGCGCTAGAGAGGTTTGCGTTGTTAGCTTCTGCAAGGGAAATCAATTCCGCTGATGCACCGATGCTCTGCAAGTAAGGGATGTCAGCAATAGTCCAACCCTTCATAGCATTAGCTGCTGCGATAGGGTCTGATGTAGCGTTAGCTGTGGCTAGTTGCTCTGCTGTTAAAGACGATGTAGGGGCGCTAGTTATACCAACAGCTTCACCGATCTTACCGTAGTTAGCAGTATTACCAGACATACCACCAGCAGCGCCAGCGGCAATATTAGCAAGTCGTCCAGCATCAGTGTTCAGGTTCTCTTGAGCACCTTTTGTGACCAATTGAGAAGTCAGCATGGAAGAGCCGGGGAGGAAGTAGTTACCCGCGACTACAGCAGCAGCTTCTAAGTTATCACGAATGTCAGCCCAATGATAGCCAGTATTGAATAAACCTGTCTGACTTCCAATTGAAATAGGAGCAGCTTTACCGGATGGATCCCAATTACCAACTAAACGATTCTCACCGTTAGTCCATGTTGTAGCTGCTTTGTTATCGCCTTGGTAAGCAGCAAGTTGACCAGAAGGATCGTACTTAGCGTAGACAGGTACTCCATTGACCATAGTAGGCTCTGTGGAGATGAAACCATCTGCAATCTGTCGTACACCAGCTGTATTAGCGTCTACTTGCTTAGGGAAGTTAAGCTTGGATGTGTCAAGAGGCGTGACAAGCTGAGCCTGATAGTCCTGAACATTACCACCAAAGTTCTCATTGGCAGTGAACATCAATGGAGCAATAAGTTGCTGATATTGCTCAGGTGTCAGCTGAGATTTGACTTGTTCTAAATAAGATGTGGGGGCAGCTGCCGCTGTAGATGGAGTAGCTGTAGCAGCAGTAGGAGAAAAAAGACCCATGTCAAGGTCAGCTGCTTGACTAAGCTTTGTTTGAGTCTGCTGAACAGCCTCTGGTTCAGTTGCTTTGGCAACAGATAAGAATGTAGCTGCTTCGGTAGGATCTACTGTTTCACCAAACATTTGTGTCCAGTAAGCTAATCCTTCTGGATCAATTTGACTTGCTGGTCGGCCTAGCGCCTGTGCGTATAAGTCTGCAACTGTTGCCATATTATATTATTCCTCAGCTGCCGTGTCAACTGCTTTCTTGCTAGCTGTTTTCTTAGCTACAACAGGCTCTTCAGCTACTACAACTTCCTCATAGCCCTCGTGACCCTTCATCGAATCAATGTCGACTTGAGCTTCAAAGGTAACTGTTTGTCCACTTGTGAGACATTTAAATGTGACTGCCATATGCTTGTCCTTGTACTAGATAGGCCAAAGGAGACTCCTTGTGAGAGTCCCCTTCAGTCTAGCTATTAAGCTGGAACTGCCAGTGCAACTGCACCGTAGTCACGCAACTCGCCAACGCCGTACAGAGTGTCAGCAGTAAACAGAGTACCGAGGTATTCTTGTTTGTACTGAGTCTGTGAGCGAACGCCTTGCTGCTCAACCAACACCATTGAGTCCTTGTGGGCCAACAAACAGATACGGTCAGTACCGGAAGTACCAGCACCGAAGTCAGCGTTAGAGGTCACGAACACGGAAGTGCCGTACAAGTTACCAACTTCACCGTTACGGATAGTGTTGCTCGAACCGGACTCACCAACGAAGGCTTGTTCAGTGTAACGGGCCAAACCCATCAGAGTGTTACGGCTTGAAGGAGGGATGATGAAGAAACGACCGTCCATAGGCACGTCTTGGTCATCCAAGCGTTGCATAGTGCGACGAATAGCAGCATCAGTCAAAGCAGCAGCGTTAGAAGTAGAGCTGTTATAAACAGTCGTACCGTTAGAGCCGATGAAAGCGTTAGTGCTAGAAGCAGCAGTAGCGTAGTCGTTAGTACCGACAACACCTGCGTTAGACAAACGACCCAAACGGATCACGTCTGTGTCCACTTGACGAGCCAAAGCGTAGCCAGCATCGCCAGTGTAGAACTGACGCAGGCTCGACAAAGCTTGTGCTTCGACGATATCTTCGATCAGACGGCTATACTCATAATGCTTGTTGATAGAGATAACGATATCTGTCTCAGTAGCTGCGATCAAGTTAACTTGAGTCGATGCTGCCTTGAGAGAAGCGTTACCACGTGTAGGCACTGGAATGTGAACGGTGTCACCTTTCTTGCCTTTGAAACTCATCTTTTTGACGAGGTTAGCAGCAACAAGGCTCTTCTTGTATGTGGCAACGATTTCGTCGCTCCACACTTCAGGAATAAACGTTGCGCCGGTGGTGATGGTTACGTGATTGGTACCTAAACCCATGATTAAATCTCCTAAGATTTATTGATTAAATGAAAATGTATTAACGAACACGCCCTGAAGCATAAGCAGCCATAATCTCAGGTTGCAACGCCTCATAGCGATCAGGATCAGACATCATTAGCTTTCTAATGTCTTCACGGCGATAGACTTTCTGACTACTCTCACCAGTGCCACCAACGTCCACCGATGCAGCTCGTAGATTCTTATTGAGAACCTGCTTACCCGCCTCTTGTGTCTGTTGAGCCTTCACACCTCGAATTTGCTTAAAGGTGGTCAGGAGTTCATCGGCAGAATTAAAGTCGTAAGCACTGTCTGCCAAAGCAAACATGTTCAAACGAATAGGAGATGCTTTTACCCATTCCTGAAACTCACCATCACGTACCACATCAGCGAAATCAGGGTGTTTTGCAGCTAATTGTTGTTGTGTCTGCATTGCCCTGAACTGAGCCGATGTCTGCTTTGCAGCCTGCACATCTGGATGGTTCTCTACTGCTCGTTGAATCGCCTTTTGAGGGTCTTCAAAGAAGTCAACTTCTTCTTGTTGTGTTTTTGCTTGAGGAAGCTGTGTTTGTTTAGAAAGGTTGTTCTCAATCAGTCGGTCAGCGAGTTTGCGTACTTCACCTACTTCTTGTGCTTGACGTCCAATGAGCTTTTCAGCCTCTTGGTGCATCTGCACGACCTCTTCAAGTGTTTTCCCCTGATACTTAGGGGGTACTTTTACAGTCTCTTCAGTCTGTGTGTTACGTTGTAAGTTTTGCTCTTGAGCTTGACTTACTTCCTCGACGTCCAACTCACTAGGAGTCTCATCAAAACTATCAACTAATGCCATACTTACCTCTGTTCCTGCCGTTAAACGGTTCTAGGATAATTTAATAATGAATTCGACCTAAGATTGGTTTATGAATTCGCCTTCTGCTCGGCTTTGAGCTTTTCAGCCCTCTTCCGAACCCACGCATCACTAGCGGATGGATAATCGCCACTCCAGCCTTCTAGCTTCGTCATGGGCATTGACATAATACGGTTTGCTTCTAGTCCACAGGTGTCACAAGTGACAGCCTGAGTACCTTCTTCCACGTACTTGTCGGTGATATGAGATTGCGTACATTTGAACTCATAGATTCGGCGAGCCATATTTATTGCTCCTCCGAAGTTAATTCTTCGTATGCTTGCTCATACAGGCCTTTCAGCCCTAAAAGCCAATTCAGGTTATCCACTTGGCCTTGACGGAAATACAGTTGTTGTGCGTCAGTTACCGAAGTGATGTCACTAAAATTAGCCTTAATCTTTTGTGCATCTTCCATAAGAGTCTTCCATCCGGGCGTAGCCATCATGGAAAACATATTCTCGTAGTGTGTAGCTAGTTCTTTATCCAAAGGGAGAACCTATAAGTAGTAATAAAAGTGAACTTTACACTAATATTACTACTTTGTCAACACTTATTTTACATTTTGTACATCTTATTTTGCATTTGCATGGTTGCGATACGCTCATTCGATGCAATATCGGCTGCTTTGAGGTTAATTTGCTTCTCTTTCAGCATGGTGTCTGCCAATTTCAAGCGTTTCTCGAAGTCATCGCCGTTATCGAGGTTAGTAGCAGCAGCTTGGATAGCCTTAACACGCTGTTCTTCAGGGATCATCATGGTTTCCACCTGAATTTGCTGTGCGTTAGCTGTCTTCTCAGCTGTTTGAGCCTGCAAGAGAGCCAATTGAGCCTGAACTGTCTGCAACTGGAGCTGTTGCTGCATCATTTGAGCTTGTTGTGCCTCAGGATTAGGTTGAGACATCTTATCTAGCTCAGCCATCAACTGATTCTTGTTGGACAGAGAGCTGTTACCTAAGATACCTTTGAGGATCAGAGGCAGGACAGGTGTCTGTGGGCCAAGAGTCTGCAACAAACCGATGAACTGTTGTTGTTCGTACTCACGAGCCATGATGCCCAAGGTAGCTGTAGGCACGAAGTTCATGTCAACTGAGGGATAACGCTCAGGATCGAACTGCATGTAACGGAAAGCAGCCTTCTTGATGAATGGGATCAGGAAATCCTCTTGGAAGTTAGACAAGGTACGCTTGTACTTCTTGATGATACCTGCCAACACCATAGACATACCATTAGAGCCAGCATCACGGGGAGCCTGAGAGGGCTGACCAGCTGAGTCGATAGTCCCTGTAGCTTGGAGCAACATACGCTCGAAGTTCTGAGCTGAAGCAGCTGCTGTACCGTCCGTAGCACCGAACTTGAAGGGATATAAGATCTCGCTAGGAGCGCCGTTAGTCAGGATAGCCTTACCGGGCTTGATCTCGAAC